TGTACTTGTACCGCATTAATTTTATCATATGTTTCAGGCCAAGACACACTTATCGAAGGGACAATGTAGCCAGGTTCGCTCACATTGTCCAATACGTAGTCTGATGGATCTAAAGTCTGAATAACGTTGTCTAAATCATAGTATTTAACAAATGATACTGACGCGACCGGTACGTTTGTTAGTTTGATAGCATCTGGAAAACTGTCTAGAGTTTCTTGCCATGTCTGACTAATTAAAGATCGTCCAAGATAATGTTCAGCGTGTGATGTTACACCTTCAATCCACAAAGTAATCAACGAATCATCGTCAGATGTATATACTCTTAAGTTTTCTTTGACTGTACTTAGAGATACGGCTAAAGCTGATGGTGGGGTAATGAGTTTTGTTGTCATTTTTTAGCCGTAATTTTGTTTATCGATTGTTGTTTTGTTTTGCCTCAGGTCTAACTTGTATGTTAATTCTTTTTGGAGAGTAACCCCCACCTCCAGGAGCCCTTGTGTAACTACCAGAGGTAAATACTACAGGCACGCCGGTCAAAGTAAATACGCCAGCACTAGCCGTCAATCTGAGTTGGCCTGAACCATATGTAAACCCGACAGAATTACCTGTAAAAGAGTACGTTGCAACAGATGCAGCCAACTTCCTGGTAACCTTCAAAATTGCCGAATTTGGGCTTAATGAAAACGAACTACTTTGGGCTACTAATTTCCTATTCGCAGCCAATACTGCATTATTTGCAGTTAAAGTAAAAACCCCTGTGGCTGCGTTTAAAACTTTATTTGACCCATAATAAGTCAGCGCAACATCGTTACCTGTTAATGCAAAACTACCTAGTGACGCGGTTAACTTTCTCGAAGCATTGAATAAAGCAACGTTACCTGTTAATGCAAAACTACTTTGAGCAGCAAGCATTGCTCTCGAGGCTTTAAATAACGTCGTGTTGCCTGTTAATGCAAAACTACTTTGAGCTGCTAAAATTTTACGATCAGCTTTTAGTCCTGCAGCATTACCTGTTAATGCAAAACTACTTTGAGCTGCTAAAATTTTACGATCGGCTTTTAGTCCTGCAGCATTACCTGTTAATGCAAAACTACTTTGAGCTGCTAAAATTTTACGATCGGCTTTTAGTCCTGCAGCATTACCTGCAAGTGAATAGGCGCCTAATGCAGCAGGCATAGTATATCCACCCCCACCACTAGGAACATCAACCCATATTCTGCGATTCGGACGATGAAATATCTGGTATGGGTCTTGTGATAGCTCCCATATTTCAGTGTCGCTTAACGCCCTGCCCCACAAGCCGACTAGAAATTGTGCTTGATTAGCACCTGCGCCAACCACGCCAATATTTACTGTGTTAAACGTGGCACCTGCAAACGCGGTTGTGGTAGGGTCTTTGACACCGTTGACAAATAAGGCCTGCTCTACGCCAACTTTTTGGCGCGTCACCGCGACAATTGGCTTATTAAAATCCGTAATTGTCGTGCTGCCGCCGAAATACCGCGTGCCACTTAGGTAGCATCTGCCGCGTATGACATTTGTCGTACCATTACCGACCGACAAACCGAACGACATTGCGTTACTTATTTGCCCAACGTTCCCAGGAAAAGTTTCACTAACACCTGTTGCAGGGAAAAAGACACTCAGTAGCGTCATGTCGCTACTACCGGACACAGGTGCAAACACTGTTGCTAGTGCTGTCGCGCCGATTGTTCCCATCGTAGCAATACCGAATCGCTGGTCATAGCGATACGTGCTGTTTGGAGATGTCTGAGCCGGTGATGTTGCACCAAAAAATGACCGAGTTGATGCTAAATATCCGCTATTTAGCCCACGTGATATCGGGTTGCCCTGATCTATCAGTGTCGTTGTTGGTTGCCGGTAAAACCTGTTTGGCAGAATCAGTGCCATTACGCAACCGTGCTAGATATTTCGCTCACGTTAACAGTGCCTACATTTAATGCCGCGCCGTTGTCGTTTTTAACCACCACATAGAATTTTTTTGGTATGTACCCTAGAGCTTGCAGAACGCTAAACGTGCCAGTCTCAGTTGTGCTCGCTGTAGTAAGCGGAACAGAACCTAGAAACAACAAATTAGGTTCGCGTGTTGCAGTGCTGCCAGAAGTTGGACCAGATCGATAGTTTGTTCCGTCTAACGACTCCTGCAGAAACAACACAACTTGCTTGTTGCCAGAAGATGTGCCTGTTGCAAAATTGCCCTCGACCACCACATCGACAGGCTGATTGGTCGAACAATCAAACGCTGTTGTATTGCGGACATAAGTCAACGTTGCAAGCGTGGACAAATCGGTGCTGTTGTATGCTAGTGACGCTGGAGCGCCTACGACTTGTTTAATTGTTGCCATATTTAAATCTCCATCGCTGCAATAACATCACGCACATCCACGCGAAATAAGCCAATCTCTTCCGCTCTACTCGCTGGTTGTGTCGCAAGTGCAAGCAGCGAATCTTTTTGGCCTTGAGTTATTACACTTGTTGATACCCACGCGGTCAGCATGTCGCGCATCGCCTGCAGCTCCAGATGTATTTCTTGACCCGATGCGAACGCCTCACGCACCACTAAACACGATGCACGTGCAGGATGAGTAACGTTGTTACTAGCGTCCACAATCGTCGAGTAAGCGCCGCCAGCAGCCCACATCATCGCTGTTGATGATTTGATTGCCTTGACCATCGTGCCTGTATAGCCGTTTAGCAAGTCAACTACACTGCCAGGGGCATCAGGTAGATGAGATGCGTAACCCAAACCCTTGGGATCGTTGTCGATTTCAGCTCTGAGAATAGTTAGGTTCATGATGTGTTTACGCTAGGGTTAAAACACCGTTTGTGCCGTCGAAGTCGATTAGGAATGTTTCAGTATCCGCGAGAGTAATTGATGACCCGTAGTCGTAATACCCAATCAATTCGTCATTTGTTGCAGTATCATTATACAAAACAACGTATCTAAATGGACCAACCGAACCACCTGAAGCGGTTAACGTCAAATCCGCACACGTTAATTTATAAGTGCCTGCCGTTTGTGCGGAAGATGAAGTTGTTACAAGCCTAGACGAACAGTTTGTATACGCTATTTCAGTAATATTAGCTAAGACCGTATTGGAGGCGATCGGGGCACTATTTGAAAGAGCAATTCTTAACTGATTAGCCCCGAGGTCGTGTAGTTTTTCAGATAAAGCCTCTACAAAACTATTAAATTTGTTAAAGGTAGCCATTATGTTTCCTTATCATATATTGGTTTGGGTTTATAGAAGCTAATTATTCTCTTTGGTACTTTGATGCTGCCTTGCAATTGGTGCCGAATGATCGTAATTTGCTTCTATTTCATCCGCAGTAGGAAGCTTATCTCTAGGAATCATCTCCAATTTTATCATCCCACCATCAACAGGCTTAAAATTTATGTCTAATGTATCATAACCATACAATCTTGAAGCTTTTGGATACATTGAATCCATTAGTGTCGTGGTTTTTGGCAAGTTGATTTTAACACCCTTTGCATGAGCAAAACCTAACCAAAACTCAACACAAGCCCTACCTTTTTCAGCATCGTGCGCATTCGGGTATGTGTAATCCATACCAAAACAACTAATATCTGTTGCACCAACATAAATCGCGTATGCTATAGCGTATGCCGCGGTGTTATTAAAATAATCATGACCTAATTCGTTGAGAATATCCTCTAAAGGAAATTCAATCAGTGCTGGATAATCAGCATGAGCCCGACTGGTCATTACCGGAACACAGCTCGATTTTATCCAATCTACCATTGCTGCAATATTTGATTCAGGACGCGCCTGGGCTCGAATTTCCTGAATCCTAATATCATCCATATGAAACACAAGATCGCATGCAAATATGTCACCAAGCGCGTTGATTGCCCATGTTTCATCACAAAACTTTGATCTACCGCCCATTCTCTTGGTTATTTCTTGATATTGATCAAGACTTGGCCCAAGGCCCAATATTGCTATGTGTTTTTTCATCATTTCCTCATCCGAAACGGTTGCGGAGTTTCACCGCGCTGATGGGATGAGCACCAGCCTAATTTACGATTAAGGGTTGCTTACAGGTACAAGCACTGGGCTGAAAAGAACAGCTTGACCTGAAATACAACCAACAGAAGTAACGCCTGTTTGTACTGCAGAAAGTTGTACATAACGCTTTTGGCCTTTATAGCCAAGACGTTTTGTAACTTCTTTAGTAGTGCCGGCAGTGCGTGGAGTTGCAGCTAACAAACTCGCAAGAACTTCAGTACCAATCAGGTCTGCATCTGCCACACTCGTTAGAGTACCTGTCACGTCACCATCTTTAAGCACCAAAGTGACTACTGTACCTGTTGTTGTTACTGAACCATAGCTAACCAGGAATTCAACTCCACCATAGCCTTTACGGTCGATGGTATTGCCTGTTTTTGTTCCGTTAGCACCAATTGTAGCAGGGATAATAGCCAAAACCTGCTTCATATTGCTGTGTAAATCTTTTCCGCTTTCCATGATATTTTCCTTTTGAAAAATGTGACCACGTTTGTGGTCACATTATTAATTATGCTGCGAAATTGATTGCTTTAATCGCTTCCGAGTTCACTAAACCACCACCAACACGTTTTGTAGTGTAGAACACAACATACGGTTTAGCAGTAAACGGATCGCGAAGAGTACGAATACCGATGCGGTCGATGACGGTATACGCCTCTTTAAAATCACCGAAGTACATTGAGTTCGAACCTGTCGCGATTGCAGGCATATCTTGAGCGATCACGATTGGGTAACCCAACAATTTATCGGCTTGACCTGCTTGCAAACCAGGTTGCCAGATGTATTCCGATGTTGTGGATGTTTTAAATTTACGAATCGCGTTAATAACCTCGCGACGAGTAACCCATTTTGCATTCGCCAAATACGCAGTCTTGAACGCACCAATCAAGTCGAAAAGCGGATCAGCTTGAGTAGTATGGAAAGCTCCGTTTGCACCCGTTTTAACATGCTCAACAGTACCCCAAGCGCGAGTTGCATCACCCGTTGCAGCTGTAGTATAGTCAGCAAAGCCTCGAGGTTGACCAACCCCGTTACCTGTAATGAATGCAGCAGCTTCAGTACGAGCAAATTTGTCTGCAACTTTGCCTGCAAGCCACGCTTCAACATCAACTGCCGCATCATCTAGCAATTTCTGAGTCACTTTAGGCATTGAGTACATTTCATGAGCTTCAATGCGGTATTTACCAAGGCCTGGAGTATTGCTATCCGTACGTGAGCCGATTTCGCTAACCCAACCACAACTTGCTTCATCAAGATCGTTCAGACCTTCTAATGAGTCAGTTGAAATAGTCATTATGTTCGCGATTTGACGAATTGGAGACAACTCGTAAACTTTCTTAGCGATCATACCGACCGTTGGGTATGGCAGCAAATAACCACCATCGGAATCTACACCGGCTTGCATTGCTTTTTGCTCGTCAGGCGACAACATTGCAGGATTGCCTTTACGCAACAAACTCCAAAATGCATTTTTGTATGCAACGTATTGCTTCTCGCCAATATCGTCAATACGCACACCTGATTGTGCCTGGGAACGACGATGAAGATTAAACTGAGTGACTTCATCTTCTAAATCAGCACTAGCTTTTTCTGAGAAACTAGGACGATTCAACTTGACCATCATTTCTTCAATTTGTGACTGTTTTTCTGCAAAACCGTCCATGCTGGAACCAATGGTTGCCAGCTTAGCTTCAAGGTCGCCGACGGCTTTACCATCAGCTTTAGCTTGGATCAATTCGTCGTTGGTTTTTTTAAATTCCTCCCACGCTTGACCTTGCTTTTCGATAAGACTTTTGATTTCAACAATAGCTTCCATGATTTTCCTCTTTTTAAATCCGCAAAACGCGGGTTATAGTTTCAACGCTTGAATGTGCTACTTTGTTTCAACATTTTTGCTACTTCTTGCAGAGCGTCAAAACCAGCGTCCGGCGTGGCCTTTAACGATTTGAACCCACTAGAAATTATCTGGCGGGCTTGTGAACGACTAAATCCAGCGTCCTGCGTGAGCAGTCGTTCAAATTCTCTCTCGGTCATTTCATCACCCTTTACTGCCTGAACGCGAGCCGCGTCATTCGCAGGAAAAGTGACTAGTGAAACTTCCCATAAATCTACTTTTTTCAACGTTCGAGTATGTGTTAGGTGGTCATATGAATCTTCACGGGTTATAAATCCAATAGACAAACCACTGATTGCACCCATTTTTAAAAGTTCGTATGCTTCAGCACCGCGTACAGTTTTTAGTGCAAGCTTTCCACTTACTTTTAAACCAACATTATCCTCACTCATCGATGTATATACACCGATTGGCTCGCCAGCTCGATGTTGCCACAATAAGGCAGGCATTGTTCCGGCATTTTTTTGATTTGTTAGAGTATCTGCAAAAGCCCCTGGTGCAACAATTTCGTCGTATGAATCTTTAACCCCAAAAACTGAGCCATAACCCTCAAAGGTACCATCCTCATTGATTGCTTTTAACTCAAAAGCAAAATCGCGGGTTTTAGTTTGTGACATTTTCATCTCCTTGAGGTTCTGCCCCAATCTGCATATTTAATGGTGTTAAAGGCTCATCTAAACCATTAAGAGGATTATAATCTAGTTTTGCGCGAGCTTCATTACGAGTCATAATACCATTAGTGGTAAGTTTTGTCAAAAATTCCGCGGTAGATTTAGAATCCCCCCTCAATAAGCCTTCTTCAACAAAACAAGAATAGTATCCTTTTTTTCTATCTTGGGCGCTCAATAAGTTTTTATCAATTGATTGTTCTAGGCGTTGATACCAAGGCGACAAAGTATGGACCACATGGGCCAAAAACATTTGTTCAGCGCTAGCATATGTAGAATTTTTACTCTCCATGAATACCATAATTGGATTCACACCCAAATGACGGCACACTTCTTCGATTTGGAATTTTCGAGTTTCCAAATGTTGCGAATCTACGCCTGTCATCGAAGTGTTAAGCCACTTTGCACCTCGATCCAAAATCATGGCTTTGCCGGAATTTTCAACCCCAGCGGCTTCCTGAGTAATCCAATCCCTGAGCCCTTTATACTGGGTTTCGTTCAGAGTGCCTTCAACCGAGTACGTTCCTGAATTACGAACTCCGTTTTTGTGCATCC